ACTGCGCTCGGGTGATTTCAGTCCAGGCCATCTTGATCTCATCAGGTTATCGCAAACCCATGAATCATAACCCGCTGAAATCACTCAACTCATTTTCGGTCAGACACTGAGGAGTTGGCAGACTGTTTCCTGCAGATTTCAGTATTATTCGCGGTCTTATAACCCCTGAAAGGTCAGACGTTTTTTGATTTAGCGAGACCACAATAATTATCCAAAATAAAAATGTTATTACTTTAATTAATAGAATTTAATTTAATTAATATATATAATATATTATATTATGTGTTAATTCCACCAGTCTGACTATTATCAACAGGCGGAAGAATTATCGTATTAAGCGATGAAATCCATGTATCTGACAGATTGTTCAGGATCATGATTCGATTTGCCTGAGTAGCATCACCGAGAAACCGAGCCGCTATGTGCCAAAGAGAAATGTCACTCGGACTTACCTGAATACTTTTTGACAATTTTTTTCCCTATTTTGATAAATTACTTTATAATCATTCTTCCACTATGATACTGTACTTCCATTTGAAATTCCCACGTTGCCGATAGCACGGGAAAGGTAAGCACCAGCCTGTGCCGCGGATGCAACAACCCCTGAATGTGCCACGCTTGCCGCCAGGGAACCTGAGTCTGGCACTACATCCGTCCCGGCATTTGCAGCGATGGATGATAATTCTGTTCCAGACGTATTCATGAGGGAAGAAACTACAGTTTGTCCTGAAACAAGCTCTGTTCCAACGGCATTAATTGCCGATTGGCTGCTAATAGATGACAATGCCCCTGTATCTGTTGAAATACCGGATAAAGTTGCAGAGACACTTGAAAGCTGTCCTCCTGCACCAAACAAGTTGGCCAGCGGTGTAATTTTCCCAACATACGTAGAAACTGCACTGGTAGCCGAAGAAACATAGGCGCCTACAGTACCAACAAGTCCGCTGATTTCCTCAACAGCGGCACTGGCATCTTCACCAATAAGACTGGCGAGACCTGACTTGGTACTGTTGAATGTCGCCACAACAGAAGGAATAATCTCACAAACGATACTATACGGCATAACGCTGCCATTATCTGTATATATTGCCCTGAATGACGTAATGATAACCTGACGGGACAACCCCGCACCTGTGAATGTATAAATTCCACCGTCACGCACCATTGCAGCGATTAAATTAGCGCGCGATAATGCATTATAACCACGAAACACACCTTGCCAGATAAGTGGTTCCTCATAATATCCGGCCAGAGAAACAGTTTTGCCACCACCGGGACGATGCAGAACTGATGCATCCTGATATCCGCCGCACGAAAGAGAGGACGGTACCTCCGTGTCAAGAAACTCAACACTACCGAGAGTGAATGACTGACCACCAATAGCGGCACCTACAGCCCCAAGCACGCCTAATAAACTGGTCACAAATGCACTCCCGGGTAACATGGAGTGCTTTGCACCCATGAAAGTGGTGAAGTCGTCGGAGCAGCAGAAAGACCGTCTCCAAATTTTCGCACAACAGCATCCGCGATTTCAGAGACATTGGAAACATGTACATGACTTGCCTGATGATGAGTTTTTCGTGGCGGATCCGGTTCACCAACTCTCCCGATGTCAGAGTGTCCAGCGAGATGAGCAGGGGCATTCCAGGTGATTTCCGAACGTTGCATTGGCCGTCTGCTTCCAGTCATCCGAAGCCTGTCAGACTCGCCAGACGTATTTCCCTTCCTGGAAAACGACATCATCAATGCAGACCGGTTTCTACGAAACGTAAACATCGCCTCAGACATCAGTAAATTATCTCCATTTGATGATGTCTTTCTATTTTTTATAATCGACTCGTGAACACTTCCCATCCGTCCAAAGTTACCGGATTCCGATTTTTTTTTGCTACGATCATAATGAGTTTTCTGTGTACTTCCACTCAACTCAAATACAGTGGGCACATAGCTTCGCGAAGGCAAACTCAAATCATTAGAAAATGCACCTACGCGTTTTTTTGAAGCTAAGCGGCCATCATATATCCACTTTTTTGCATTTTTTATAAGAGTACCAGAACTCGTTTTGAAGCCCGTTCCTGATTCATCACTTTTCTGGACATACGCTGACGGCAGAAGAAGCTTCTCACTGTTTTTTCTGTTAAAAAACTTCAAAACAGGCGCACCACTTCCTCTGGAAGACTGGTGCACCACCTCCGAACTTCCGCGAATTGTATTCCGAACGTCGATACGAACTGCCGGACTGGATAACGCCTTAAATGCCGTAAGACCAGCCAGAATGGTACCACGCGCTTCGCGAGAATGAAGGACGAACTGTGTATGCCCCGGATTTGCGAAAATTATCTTGTCACGCCCCGATCGATCCGCCTCATGGAGGCCCGCGACTTCCTGATTGCTATATGCCTCCCGACGTCGAACGGACTTGTTCACACTAACCGAAGGCCTGCGTGGTTCATTTCGCCGCATCGTATAAGAAGTAATACCACGTCGGCCAGCAAAGCCGGGCCATGAACTCGCATGCGCAGTAAATATTCTCGTAGAAAACGGTAACTTATTTGTTCTTGAAGACAGCATTCTTAGAATACCGTTCTCTTTTTTCTTGTATTTTTCCCATACGTTGTTAAGTTTCGAACCTAAAAACTGATTTATAATTGTGCTTTTATTGAGTTTATCGGGGATAATATTGAATGATCTATTGTCCCGCTTCAGGGTTACAAAGCCGAACATTCGTAATGAAACCACAGATCCTCACAACAAATGCCATAAATTTAAAATATATAGAAGATCGATTTCTAAATCACTCTATCCACATACCACGTTCCCAGCAATAATCCTCCCCGTCCAGTCGGCCCGCAATAACAAGAGCCGCCGCGCGAACTCGCCAATCCCATTTCAGGATGACATCATAGGGAACATTCACGCGGAGGAGAGCCATAATCGTCCAAAGAGACGGGGAGGACGCTAGTTTTTTATTTCTTCCATCTGATTATCGGAATCCCTGGCAGTCTCCGAAGAAATATATTCTTCAATTGCATTGATTCCATCTATACCAAGATTATTTGCAAGATCCTTAATTCCTTCCCTGTTACGCGGAAACGGTAGTGGTATTCCATCAATAGCGCGTACCGAGCACCATGTCTGGGCAGCATTCAGGTACATCTCGTTCCTGGCGCCGTCACCACCACAAGAAAGAATAAAATCAAGTATTTCACCCGGGTTCATTTCCCGATATTCTAATTTTTTTCCACATTTGGTATTTATTATAATATTTTCCGACATTATTCCTCCTCGAAATCAGACTACCCGGCGCTGGCTGGCGAAGAATTGTACTGTTTGCGTCACAATATTTTCCGCGTCGAATTTTCCTGCATTGGAAAATGTCAGAGTTAAACCAGAATATTCATATTTTGATATCGAACTATCGGCCTCCTGAATATAACAGTAAAGCACTCCGGACGAAATTGTGTTAGCATTCCAAAATGCCAGTTCATCAGCATTAAACAGCGTATCCAGAGCCGAGTTACCACGATCTATAGTAAAGCTACCTCTCCATCCTGCCGGAGTATTAAATTCTATAGGAGGTTTGTTCAGTGGATTTGTTCTCTGAACCCGGATCTCCTGCCGCACCTGGAAATCGACTACATCCTCCAGATCGACTCGTGTCCCATTCCAGATCAATATGATAGAGCCCTGACGCCCAATAGTGTATGGCGCAGTCATTAGTTACTTGAAACCGTCACGTCGGCCCCTCCATTTATATTTACAATAAATTTACGGTTTACGCCAAGATAGGTGACACTGATATCAGCCTGGAGATAACCGAGTGCAGTTCTCGACTGCGGATTATTTACTGACGAACAAACCACGGAATATGCAGAACTTCCCGATGAACTGCCGATAATACCTTGTGACTGTAAATCTGATAGAAATCCCGTTAAAGTTGCTTCAACATTGGAAAATAACGTCGGTGAAATAGCCAGCCCGATATAAATACCCATCCCATTCGAAATTGTCTCGGCAATAAAATTTGTTACCCGCGTATATTCATCACCATCAATTTCCGGGTTGCTGGAAACATTAAACCCACCTCTTACACACCAGTACGCGCCACCGGGAGCAGGATTGCAAATGACATCAATACCATTTTGAAACAAAGATGTTAGTTCAGCCGACGAATACGTCAGGGTCTGTCCGTCAGCTGTAAGACCTGCTTTCTGACTTCCAATGATTCCATATAACTGTTTATTTAAACTGGGTAGCTCCGGAGACAACGTCGAAAGGCGTCCTGCGACAAACCCCTGAGGTGACACCAGCCTCGTCATCGAATTTTCAGAGTCGTACCAATACAACCAGTCACCCAGCATCACCTTCAGCGCATAGCTGTCCACACCCGCGGATGTTCGTCTCGACAAGGCATCCGAAATAGTTTCATCCAAAGGGCCGCATGCAATCATGTACATGCCTTCAGCAAGACCAAAAGCAATCTGCGTCGACCATGTTGTTGAGTCTGTTACACCCGTTAAAACACCGATACTGCAGCTCTGCCCACGCAATGCATACATACCAGTCCTTGCGACACCGTCAGAACCAACGAGACTCTGTGCTGATACACCCGAGTTGCCGTCCTGGCCGTTCATAAATGTCTGACCCGTAATAACGGCCGGAGATACATTCGAATTAGCGCCAGGCGAAGCCACAACCAGCGCACTTGGACCCCGTGTCGCCGACTGTCCATTATTTACTGCACTCACGAGATTAGCCCAGAAAGACACATTTCCCTGGGCTACAGACAAGTTATCAAATGATTCCGGTAAGGCATTTGGCATCTGCAACACAAGTTTCCATGTTCCCGGAGCCGATCCTGCACTCATCTCCAGGCTGATTGTGTTTCCAGCAGTTCCACTGTATTTCGCCGAAAGAAGAACCGGGTAAGTTCCAGCCGTTGAATCATAAAGCAACGCGTAAGATGCTGCAGTATCTGTCCCGTCAGTAACGCGCACACCAACGAAATCACTCGCGCCCTGAACAATAGCCGTCGACACAACGGTCGCCAGATCAAATACCGATGTCTGCATCGGACCGAACGCCGCGATCCGTTCCTGTGACGTCCCAAACACTACCGGCGTATTAACTGGCCCCCACGTTGCGGTACCGACAAGACCGACAACGTTTGTCGAAGCGCCTGAAAGAGAGGTGCTTCCAGCAGTCTGAATCTGAACATAAAGATCCGGAACAGCAAGTGCTGCAGTATTAAGGGATCCACTTTGAGAAATTATACCCATTTCTATTCGCTTTTCTGCTCAACAACACGAGCTGCGGCTATTTTTGGCATACTAACTACAATGACAAATTTTGCCTGACCAGAATTCATAATACTCGCTATCGTCATCTTGTTTTCAATCAGATCTCCCTTTTTATAAGGACCAAAATCCGACACCACTAATAAAGTTTTTTCCATTGGTCTCTCTACGTAATAAATGGAAGATCTGGAAACACACTTTCATGCGTTGCATTCTTTATAGCTGACCCCACCGTAGTAACACGAGTTGTATCTGGTCCTGTTTGTGAATATGTCGGTGCAAGCCAGCCGCCTTCGGCAAACTCATTCCATGCATAAATCAATCCCACAGACGCAGGAGATTCTGTCGAAGACTGTAAGAATGTTGTCATATTCATAATATGTGTTGCTATGTCAGGTGCCAATGCCTGCATGTAATAATTCGAATCCGTTAAAGCCGGACTCAATGGATAAAATTCCTGAGGTCTGTCTACAAGTGGCCTTTGATCCCATCCGGTCATTGCAGTCGGAATCATTGGAAAGCCAGTATTCGACCGGCCATCCCAATCATTCTCGGCGGCCCGTACAAGTGCTGAATACGGTTGCGGCGCTCCGGAGAGACGCGGAGTACAGTACGCTCCGGCAGCATCTGCTCCTACATTTTGTGCTGCGATTGTATTGTCATAATCCGCAAGCGCAGCTCCGGAAAGATACACAATATAGGGATTCTGTCCCGTAGCAGCTGACACCGCATTGCGTACAAATGTAATTGCCTGACTAAGCCCTCCCGGCAAGCCTGCCAGTTGTTCTGCGCTCGCATCCAGGACAAAATACAGCGGTCTCCCATTCATTACGGTCATATATTCATTGCGGGACATAAGATTGATGTCTCGTTTCAGAACATCAGCATAACCATCTTCACTATCAGTATCAGACCAGTTTGAAGACTGGCCAATCATACAAAAGCGAAGGCTACCTTTGTTATTACTAGACAGGTATAAAGAAAGGGCCAGACTGAGCGTATTATCCTGCTCATAAGAATCAAAGGCCCAGAACGATAATCCGCAGGAAATTGCACTTGAAATTTCCTGATCTATAGATTGTTGAGATGCCTCCGGCCATGACGCAACTCCTTTCGAATCTAAGACCGCGTTTCCAGGCAATCGGTATAACCACTCCGGAGCATCCAGGGCTGTCGCACATTGCTGATCAATCGAATTGGTCATATCGTACCATGCATCGAATCTGATAGCGCCCACCGGCGGAAGTGCCGCGGGAATAGCAGTTCCTCCGACACCGAAAGCCCAGTCTGAATTTACGATTCCAACGGGCCATAATGCCGGAACAGACTGCATAGTCTCTGTCCACGCAATCTCGATTTTCCATGTAAGATCAAGACGATATAAATTTGCATTCAAATTTGTATCGATTATTTCCCGACCGGAAAAATCAAGATAGCCCACCTCACGTTTATCCAGATCAGATAATGGAGCCTCCAGAAGCGCTGCAAGAACCGCCTGCTCCATAATATCTCGCATTTCTATAGATGGTGCAAAAATAGAAACATTAAAACCTTGTTCTGTACGTGATAATTCACGAGCGACGGTTACACATTCGCCAACTCTTCCGTATATCGTATCGGGATAATTTACTGACAACGTTGCACCGGAGCATGACACATCAGAATGTCCGATATTATTGATTTTAGCAGAAATTTTCTGTGCGATTAACACAGCAGTATCTCCGGAATTCACCTGAACAGGATACGCTATATTATCGATGACAGCACCCGCGACTCCTTCGTATGCGGCTACTCCCTGAAATGTAACGGTATCACCTGATTTTGCACTTAGAAGGGTTAGACCAAATGCTGTATCATTTTCCCTGGAATACCAGGCTCTCCGATACCTTGTTTTATCGACAGTGCTTCCGGCTTTTTGATTAACAGTTATCCAACCCACTCCGGGTGACGCCATCAGATCATTACCTAGTTCAGTTTCCTGCGGCCATCCTCGACAAATTTTTACATCGAAACCAATTGCAGATGTCATTACCTCGCCAGAAGAATCCGGGTAAATATAATCCGCGACGGCTTTTGCCAGTGCAGATTCAACTTCACAGATTTGTACCATTACACCTGATCCGCAGAAACTGTTAGCCGACATCCAAAATTTGTCGTTTCTACGCTCCAGATATGATATGAATTGCCCGCAGCTGTTCTGACACGCAACCCCTGATGCAATTCCACATTCTCTATAGCAGGCATCAATATCTCAAACCCGCCAGCAGGAACATCTGTACCAAGATGCGTTGAAGGACGACCGCCACTGCCACTGCGCAGCATTGATACAGGCCATTGCTCTGCAACACTATGATCACGACTCCACACTGGCCCTTCTGGTGAGCGAAGTCCCATCAGGCCATTATCTGAAGAAATATCACTCTCAAAAATTGATATGATTTCATTAGTCAAAACTACAAATATCGGCTTTCCTGGTTCTATTCTCGATATAAAATACGTGTCGCACTGAATATCAGGTAATGAAGTATCCTGTTGTACGACGAGGTAATCTCCACGCATTAATCCAAACGTATTTATCGATCCAAATGCAAATTTATGCCCCCATATCAGCGGCGATGTATCTGACATTGCTGCAGTAGAATCGAATAAACATTTTTTATCAGAAATATAACCGTCAGGAATCGGATTACAAGATACGTTACCTCTGTATTGCTTTACATTTACTCCAAGAATAGCAGCCGTCTTTTCTAAACCTGCTGCAATTTTTTTCTGTAAGCATATCGATTTCATCAGATAACGAACCTAATTGTACCAGAAGACCATCCTGGACCAGGTTCAACTCCAAGAAAACGGATAAGCTCAAGTCTTTGCTGATTAAAAAGTGAAATCCTCTCGGATACTTCCGTTTTGTTATGCGTCCACACGGAAGCTTTATCTGTATCAAGATTTTGAGCCGCATGGGAAGGACCCAATTCAAGACACGCAAGAGTCATCAACATAGAACGCAAAATTTCTATTTCTGCGTCGGACAGGTTATTTAATTTATATTCAAATGTTCCATATTTTGCGAAATACGGCCATGAATTTTGAATATTAGATTTGATTCCGATTACCGGATACCAGCAGTACCGCCGTAAATTAACTTTTTCTGCGTCGGTGAGACCAATCGAAGATAACCCTTCGGTCATTATAATTTCCCGAACTAAAATTATCCGCAAAGGTGGCTCACAAATAGTGAGCCACCGAAACACATTACAGGCTTTCGATGATAATGCCTCGTTTTAAGTAACTATTTGTCGATGTAGGGATAATAGATGGGTTTACCGTCGCATCAGTCGGAAGCGCGAAGCCACCAATCCAATACCACGACTGAGCGATAATCTGTTTCAGGCGATCCAGTGGCTCACGAGTTATCATCATGATTCCATCGACATTCTCCACCAGAGCCTTGTCGCTGTCAGGAATATCGAGCGTACCATTGTAGTCACCCTCGATGAGAGCACCTTGCCCACAAACAATCGCACGATGGATTACACCTGCCCCCAGAGACGCCTGTAAAGGCGCTTCAGTAGTAGGAATAAATCGTACACCCAGAAGTTCCACAACAGATCCGGCACGATAAGTTTCGCTACCATACGCACCACGATAAAGATATTTAAAATCACCATCCCGGAACAATCCCAGCATTTGCTGGTCATCCAGATAACAATGGTAAGCTCCGTCAATTGTCGGAACGTTATTCATTCGTAGCGCAGCAACTGCCGCGAGAACCGTCTGAATTCCAAGCGTATCGCCAGCAACATAAGTACTGGACCCATAGTTTCCGCTTGGAGCAACAAGCTGCGATGTTGTCAGCTTGTTATTCGGACGCAGCACCAGGGGAGCCGTAGAGGCAACTACAGGATTTCCCTCTGTTGCATCTGCTACGGAGACAGACGTCGAAAAGGTGAGTTTTCCGGACTGCCCCAATGGCGCGGTCGATGTATTGACGGCATCAGCACCCACACCAACCAGCGTGTAAGCATTACTGCCGACAGTCACTGTCATACCGGATGACTGAGCAACAGAGACGACCTGACCGGAAGAATTTAAAAGACGTTCAAAACCCCGGATATCGTCCACAGATACTTGTGTGCCAGATGCTGAAAGTGTTACCGAAACACGGGTATTTCCACCCATATAGCCACCAACACCAGACGAGCCACCGCCGAACAGCGTATTTCGCGCAATGCGATCCAGCGACTGGAGAGCCTGAATTCCGTTCGTATTTGCATTCGCAAGGAACTGGTCGGCGATACCAACACCCTCACTGACAACGTTCAGGTCGATCGTATCACCATACTGATTAATTGTCAGAGTATACTGCTCGACCGACCATGTTGAAGGTGTCAGGCCGTTATCGAAGTTCGTATTCTGCGTCGGATTCATTGGCGTCGTAACCGGCGCCTTCAGACCTTTTCTTGTCTTGGTAATACTTTCACCAATACGATTTGGGAAAATCTCCCGGTCGGCAATCGCCCGGAATGCAATACGCGACTGAAGAGCTGCGCTAAATTCACGAGCGAGATAGCCTTCCTGAATAATCGGCTGAAGTTGCGCGGGGAAATTATCAATAGCCAAGTTTTAGATCCTTCAATTATAACGACGTGAATAAGACGGAGCAATTTTTTTAAGTGACGCTTTGTAATCTGACTCGGTCATATCACGGACCGATGTTGGGGCTGCCGCCTTCAATCGGGGCGCCGCAACAGTTTTTGCAGTTCCGGTTAATTTTCCTTCTCTCTCGCGAGACGGAAACAGAAATGGTTTACATGTCTTCAGTTCAGAAAACGCTTCTTCCACACCAACTACATTTCCATCTGTATCGACAGAGACGTTCGATATATCAAGCAGAGGAAGACAATCCATATCCACAAGACCAGACGTAACAGCCGCTGCTTTAATCGCAGCATTGCGTCTTACTTCAGTCATTTCTGCATTACGCGTTTCCGCCGTGACAACAGCCTCAACACGAACCCGCTCCAGTTCAGCCTCCATAGCAGAATTACGTGCGCGGGCTTCAGCCAGATCCGCCTGCACCTGGGCGAGCTGCCCCGAAAAAGCATCTGCAACACTATCTGCTGCAGATCGATTCACAGGACCAATATCGCCGTTACCACTCCCCCCATCTTCTGGCGACCACGTAAGTTTTTCAAATAATTTCATTTATACCTCAGTTGGATCTCGATCCTGAACCTGACCGTCCAATGCTTTCAGACGTTCATCATGTGCTTTAATATCATCGGTTATTTTATTTTTTTCTTCACCAACATGTTGAACATGCGTCGCCGGACGCATCATCCTGATAGCGGTATCGATTGATATCGCATTAGCAGAACGAGCTGCCTGCACCGCATTAGCCATAGTCTGCATGTCTCCAAATGTTGGTTCAAACCATGGAGGCCATACCAGGGAAATATTTCCGGATCTGACTGGTCCGTAAAATTTTCCAGCAACATTCAAGTCGGGAACAATCTGACTGATACGGCAAATAAGATTCAAAACTGAGACCAGACCATACTCACCGTACGACCTGCGTAGTCGTCCTGTAAGCCACGTCAATCCCAGACACATCAATTCCATGGCACGGCCCGACTGAGCTGCCGTGACACGATCACCATGAGCTCGGTTCCCATGCATCGCTTCAAGTGCCAGGGCTCGTAACGCTTCCCACATATTCAGAGAAGCAGCAGCGCCAGTACCATTAATTTCCAGCAATTTTGCATCACCTCCTTGCGGTAAAGATATCGCGTGAGATGCGTCTTTTGGCATCTGCGGCGACATCATACCAGGCAACTGATACTCATCTGTGGAAAGCACCATTGTTGGATCAGCTGAATACCTTAACCCTCTTACTGTTTGTGAAAGCAGGTAATCAGCATCAATCATTGCGTCGATACCTGCAGCGAAGGTGCATTTTCCATCAGGTGAGCCAGGATCATTTCCAGGAAGATTTTTAATCCATACGATTGGCACAATACCCAGACCATGCTCCACTGATCTGGCCTCGTCCTTCACAAGAGTGTCCCAGGTATGCTGACCACTCTCTAATTTTACTGGCTGATACCAGACTGTTTCATTTTCCGTAAAATCTCTTGTAAACCAGTAATTTCCTGGAGGATATTCTCCAAATCCAGCACGCTCCAGACCGTCGGAATCAACGACGTATCGTTCCCGCACTCGTATAAGCCTTCGCGAATCAAAGAGGGAAAATGTCGGTTCAAGAAAACATGTCTTCTTTATTTCCACGACAAGATCGTCATCGACTGCCTGCACCAGAATGGCTACCGACCCAACAGAACCCATAACTGCAGCCTGTTCCATTACCGAAGCCAGGTTCAGGTCAGAAATAATATTCCTGATCAGATGCTCACGCTCATTATCATCCGCTCCATCTTCTGTCTTTGCGACGACAGTTGGCCAGTGAGACTGGCTAAAAAGCAGAGATGCCGAATCATCAACTACTGTACTACAAAGATGGCTTCTTATCGAGGGACGCCGTCGATTGATAGGTATATACGTCCCGTCGGTATCGCAGCTTTTAAAAAATGGATACGGTATATGATCATACAATGTTCCATCCAGAACCCTTTCGAGAGCCAGAAGATTCCTTGTCCGACGTGGAAACGTAGAGGGAAACATCATTGTTTTTTTTAATTCAACCCAATCCACCCCTGATGACCTTTCTTTATATTTATCTCTGTATAAAAATAAATTTTGAACTATCGCTCAAAAAAATCCTGCGTAGCAACGGCTGCACCTGCCTTTGAAAACCTAAAAAAGAAATAATACCCTGTTGCATCGACAAGATGATCAAACCCGCCATTTTTATCCGGCTCTGATGTCCCGCCACAATAAATATAACGCTCGTAGCTTTCTATACTTGATCGACATCGTGGTGATACATATGCATGCCTTTCACCTGCCGAGTTTTCAAACATAGCATTTGTTACATTTAGCCGATCTCTGACGGGAGGAGCTTTCTTCATAACATTAATTTTAAATCCAAAAGACTTTAGAATAGAGATATCAGTTCGCCCACAAGAAGACGTTTTGTTTGCACGACCGGAAGGATCTGGATATATCGTTATATGGTCGCATGAATTTTCCGTAGCACCCGAAAACAATTTCTTTTTTATAGAGTATTTTCTGGATATTTCACGTGCCATTTCATCGGTGTTAGAGCCTGAATCAGAAAGCGGTTTGATTGATTTTTCGCAGAACTCTGCGGATATGGGCAATCATCAACCATGCGCAGGATGACGAGATTGTTGTCTCGACATCCTTCGT